ATGAAGATAGAATTGTCAATCATGAAGATGTAAATGTTGTTTATTCAGGTTGGGGTAAGATGAAGATACAGAAGCCATCTTTGAAACAGTCGTTACCTATCAAAGTTATTGGAAGAAGTAGAACTTTTTCTGATGCAGGGGTAAATCCTAGAAGTATGAACAGATGGGCGACTGACAAAAAGATATTCACCAGAAGAGTGAAACAAAGAGGTGGTACTGTTCTAATTGACGTATCAGGTTCAATGTCATTGACTAATTATGATATTGAACAACTTGTACGTTTGTTGCCTGCTTCAACCATTGCAATGTATTCAGGTACTTGTAGTGGATATGATTGGGATAAAAGCAGACCAGAACACCCCAAACATGATGGCTACTATATGCTTACACCTGATAATTATTCAGGAGAGTTGCATATACTTGCAGAGAAAGGTAAATGGGTTGGAGATATTCCAGTACATGCAGGAGAAAACATTGTAGATGTTCCTGCGATTGATTGGTTATCCAAACAAGCTCACCCAAGAATACTTGTTTCGGACTTACAAGTTTCGGGTATTGACTTCTACAGATACAAAGATGAGGACGAATATCGTGTTACCTCAAACTTTGGCTCAGAGTTCAATGTCGAGGCGCTAAAGAAAATTAAACAAGGTGGGATTATACCTATCATGGATATAAACACAGCGATAGAATGGGTTGAGAAAAGCTAACAAAAGCGTTAGGCTTTTCCCAATTAGTACATTCAACGCCTAACGTTTTTAGGAGGGGAGTGCGCATGCGCTCCCCTTTTTTTATCTTTCTACGCGCGTCAACAAGTTCTTTCAGGTTCTTTACATTTTCTATACATTCTATATACTTATAAGTAATGACTGACTATTCAGAATTACTTGACAGGGTAATAGCCAAAACAGGTAAGTGGCACGAGAACGCACCTGATGATGTTACCTCTTTCCTTGAAGGTATATCCAAACTTATAGCTAAAGGCAGGAATGTCAATTCAAATACAATCACAGAAATTTTAAATGAAGAATTTAATTTTTCCATTACGAATACGAGCGTGAGAAATTGGGTAAGAGAACAGAAGAAGAATTACAAGAACTCTTAGCAGAAGTAACTGAGGGTAAATACGCTGACTTAAAAGCAACAAACGAACGACTACTCAAACGCATAGATAAACTTAAAGATAAGAATGCTGACATTATTGAAGCCGTATATCAAGCCATTGGAGATGGCATACGCAGTCTAGATTTACCACCTGTTACACCTCCCCCGAAATCCAAAAAAACAAAAGCAGAAGAAATCTGCGTTCCTTTATTATCTGATATTCAATTAGCTAAAGTTACACCCACGTATAGCACGGAACAAGCAGAGGTACGCGTGGTAAAGTACGCGCATAAAATCTCTGAATTAGCGCGACTACAAAGACATAGCCACCCTGTAAAAAAATGTGCTGTGCTTTGCTTAGGCGATATCGTAGAGGGTGAATTAATTTTTCCTGGACAATCTCACATGATTGATGCAAGTTTATATAGACAGGTTACAGTTGATGGACCAAGAATACTGCATAAATTTTTCTCTATATTATTAAGTGAGTTTGAAGAGGTAGAAGTTTACTGGGTAATAGGTAATCATGGTGCTTTGGGTGGTAGAAGTAGAAGAGATTATAACCCTGAAACTAACGCAGATAGAATGCTTGGAAGAATTTTAAAGATGATGTTCGCACATGAGCCACGAATAAAGTTCATTGTACCTGAAGGAGGTAATGAAAGGAACTGGTATCTAGTGGCTAACTTGGGTTTAAAAGCTAAGTTCATGTGTTTTCATGGAGACCAAATCAGAGGACATGCAGGTATCCCATGGTATGGATATAACAAAAAAATACTAGGTTGGAAGTCTTTATCTGCTAATGGAATGATGGAAGATTTTACGCATGCAGTATGTGGACATTATCATACTCCAACGACCATGTATATTAATGACACGCGCGTTTGGGTTAATGGTTCAACAGAAAGTTACAATACTTATGCACAAGAACAACTAGCTAGCATGGGAAGACCATCTCAGTTTTGTTTATTTGTAAAACCTAACAAGGGTGTAACTGCAGAATATCTAGTAAACCTGGAGGAAGATGAGTAACATTTGTTATTACTGTGGTCAATTTCTAAGAATTGTCAGAGCTGAGATGAGGTGCGTTAATGTACTTTGTAAGCTATATAATACAAAACAATTTGACTATTTGTCACAGGGGTATGCTAGAATGAAAGAACCTATACAGGAGGAAAATGGCTAAATTTAATTTAGATGACTACGAACTCGTAGAAGATAGAATAGAAAAATTCTGGAAAGATAATCCAGATGGAAAAATCCATACAAAGATAACTGAAAATCTTGAAGATGGAACGATGGTTATAATACACGCGTCAATTTACGAACATAAAGATGATGAAGAACCAAAAGCTACAGGCATAGCACAGGAATACAAAGGCGTAGGATTTGCTAATACTACATCTTGGGTGGAGAACTGTGAGACTTCTGCCATTGGACGCGCGTTAGCTAACTGGAAATATAAGGGTAATAAAAAAGCTAGACCAAGTAGGGAAGAGATGCAGAAAGTTGCGTCTGCAGAAAGCTCTGAATCAGCGCCACAATCTGCGCCTAAAAAAAAACTTGAACCAGTCAGCGAATCTAATGAAAATCCCGTAGAGATTTTACAAAATGCAGGCTTTGGTGATGGAAAAGATACACACCCAAACGGTCTACCTGCTATTGATGAGTTTGGTTTAATATGCCCTTGTGGTTCATCTAAAAGAGTTAAACACTATACCAAAGAAGAGAAAACAAAACCAAGAAGTCCTGACTTTAGATGTCAAGCATTTGGGGATTGTACCGCAGGAGATACAGTAGATGGAAAAGTATTTGCTAAGTCTTGGTGGTTAGATAGTAAAGATACACCAAAAGCTTGGAAAGATTACGCAGCAGCTAAAAATGGTATTAAACTTCCAGACCCTAAAACATTAGATGACGGAGACCTACCTTTCTAATGAGTCACCCTGTACCTGGATATGATTATCATTGCGAATATTGTTTTGAGTTATTTGAAGATGGACCACACAACTGTAAAAATCAATAAACTTGATTTAGTTAAAAGCATTCTTGAAGATGAGCATATTGTTTGTAGACATAGAACTGGTTTTGATTTAAGAAAACAAATTCATGTTTTAAAAGTAAAACACAATTATATTATTTATTCTGAAAGATGTAATTGTAATACAGTCCAAAGAAAACATATTGGATATTCTAAAGATTGGGCTATTCAATAGGCAACAGCCAGGGTAGAAAGGAGTAACACCCCTAGTGTTGCCTTAGAATTATTTACTAATTTGTTTTTTAGCGTATTCTTTTACAACAACTAGAGCTGCACCACCACCTGCAATAGCTGCAAGTTCGATTGCATTTGCGTCAACACCAACTAATGGGCTTACCACTAATGCACCTATGAATGCTTCGATGAACGTCCATATGGTTTTCTCTAGCATGTCTTTTAATGAATCACTCATTTTATAACTCCATGCTTCGTTCCAAGGTGTCCACCCCACATCTTTCTTAAATGTGCCGTCCTGGTTTCTTTGTCTTTTATTTTTTTCAAATAAATCTGACATTATATTATCCTTCTATTTTCTAGTTTAGCATTTAATACTTTGATATCTCCACTTATCTCTTGTAGTTTTTCAAAGGTATCACCACCACTTTCTTTATTTAAAAGCGCGTCAATAGTTGTATATTCAATAGAAACTTTCTTACCTTGTAGTAATTGGTTAGCTACCTTTGCATACATTTTTTTATAAGCTACTGTACTGCTACCAATAAATCCATCTTTGGATACTTCTAAGTCTTGCTGTGTTTCTCCAACTATAAGACAACCAGATGTATGTTCGTCAGTGTTACCTGTATGGATTAAGATATATGTAAAGTTTGGTACATCTTGTATATGTAACATACCATAGTGTGCATTCTTATATCTTTCTGAATACTTAGCATGAAAGCCACCTGTCTTTCTAAATTCAATATCATATGTGCCTTCTGGTATGCAAGTTTCATGCATAACTTTTACTGCTTGATATTGGTCTTCAAGTGTATAGCATTCAAAGATGCCATCTATAAATAACAATCCATTGGTAGCATCTGTACCGAATTGTGTTCTAACAACTGTTAGTTTCATTTCTTCTCCTATCTACTTGGATATTTACAATTACATATTGTTATATTTGTATATCCATTCTTTCCTTTAAATGTGCTGCAAGTATTGCTTAGTTCTTCATCTAAATCATCAACTAACGGGTCATCAAACCACATTATTTTCTAAACCCAATAGTCAACAACCATATGCCTAAAGTAATTAATGTTGCTAATCCTGTAATCTGCTGCGCAGAGCCAGTAAGAGTTAGAGTTGCAATAACTAAACCAACCAAAGTCCAACTAAGGTTTAAAGTTTCTTTTATAGCTTCTACTAACCATGCCCACAACTTCTTTATCATATTGTTCTCCTAAACATAAAAGCTGCCATACTAGCTATTCTAGTCAAAATAACTGGTACCACCACCTCTTGCGCTTTTTCTTTTTGGTCTTGTGTCATATCATCTCCTATGTTTCCTATGGTTATTTCAGAAAAATCTACGTCAACCAAAGTTTCTATAGGATTTTCTAAGAATGTTTCAAACTGTACTTCTGTAACAACATCAGCAAGTGTATAGTTTTCTACATCTGCATTCTCTACAGCTCGCTCAACATACTCTTCAACAGCCTCTGCAACAACCTCATCTTCTTTTACAGCCTCTGCAATAATCTCTACGTCATCAGCTTGTACCTGTAGTACTTCAGCAACGACCTCAACTTGTTCTTCTGTAAGTTCTTCTATATCTTCTATAGCCTCTTCAACTACTGCTTGAATAACTTCTTGTACTTCTTCAGAAGCCTGGTCTAAGTTTTGAACACCTACGTCATTGACTTCTTCTAATACCTCTACAACTTCTTCGGTGTCGAGTTCTTGCACAAAAGTTTCAATTGCTTCTTCGATTTCTTCATCTGATAAATCTTCTTCTTCTATATCAGGAATCTCTATTATTTCTTCTAATACTTCTTCTAACTCTTCAATCTCTTCTTCAACCACCTCTTCAGTAAGTATCTCTTCAGACTCTTCGGTAATATCCTCCAATGGTTGAACTTCAGGTTCTTCAACGTCATCTCTTCGTATATCTTTTTCATTTGGCTCATCTTCTATCTCCTCAAATTCTGTATCCCAATCATCAATATCTATATTGATATCTTCTATGTCTTCTATTATTATAATCTCTACCTCTTCAAACTCTTCCAAAAACTCTTCGACCTCAATGATTGTGTCAATAAACTCTTCAAGTTCTTCTTCATCTTCAAATGTAAATATTTCAATCTCTTTTTCAAGCTCAAGTTTTTTAGTTTCTCTTTCAATCTCTTCTTCAGTAAACTCAACTTCCATAGTTTCAGGTACATCAACATCATCAAAAAACTCTTCTCCGAGTTCTCCCATGTCTTCTTCTTCAATGATTTCAATATCATATTGTTCTAAATCTCCTCTTTCAATTTGTTCATCAGTTAACTCTACACCATATATCTCTAAATTTTTCTTTCTTTGATTATCTCTTTCAACGGTTCCGTCATCTATTTCATGTTGTTCGTATTCAGCTTCTTCACCATTGTCAAGAATAACTACAAAAGTTTCAGGCTCTGGGGGTGGAGGCGGTATATAAACCTCTGGCTCTGGCTCAGGTTCTGGAGGTGGCGGTAATGTAGTAGTTGTTGTTGTAGGTTGTATATATTTAAATGATATATTATCTAACAAAGACCAATCATTTATTGTTATAGTAAAACTTTCAATAAACGTTTCTAGAGTATCATATATGTTATACACCACATCTTCAAACATATTTTCTATATCTGTATTATCTTGACCTTCGAGAACATTTTCTTGTGTAGTTTCATCAGTGTGTGTATATGTAACTGTACCGTCATTATTTAATGCACCAATTCTAAAACCTACTTCGTATATATCTATTTCTAGTTCTTCTTCATCTACTGTTGTTGTTTCAGGTAAAGTAAACGTATAGTCATCACTATCATTTCCATGTTGGAAATAATGTAAGTTCATATGAAAGTCTTCCATACCACAACAATTCCAATTACCATTGCTGTGTTTATCGTCTATTTGTATATTATTTTCTACCTCATTACCCTGACTGTCTAGCTCATCTTCAGGAATAATTATGTCTGTAGTCTGTTCATAAGTTTCAGGAACAGTTGTAGTTGTAGTAGTTGTAGTGTTATCTTCTGGAACTGTTGTAGTCGTAGTTGTTTCTTCAGGACCATCAAATGTTTCTATTTCTTCTACTTCTCCTGGGATAGTCGTAGTAGTAGTATCAGGTACAGTAGTGGTAGTAGTAGTTGTATTATTATCTGTCTCATTAGCTAAAGCCGATAAAGGCATAGCAATGAGTGATAATACTAACCCCCATTGCAGCAGCCGTGTCCGCAGCATTCCATATAACCTCCTACATTAGTGCGTTGACTAACACCACCAATGCAGACCCTGCAACTAACCAACCGCTTAGTTCTTGCCTTGAAATCTTTGTGTTTACTTTCTCGTGAAGTAAATCAATCCTTTCATTTGTCTTTTCTTGTGTCTCTATAATTATGTTAAGAAGCTCCTTATTTGTATATCCGTTGCCATTCATGTTATCCAATCCCAATCCTCTTCTTGATAGTTATCAGGTACTTTTGGCGTAGCAAAATCATCTAACCATGTCAAAAAGTTTTTAATAAAGAAACCTAATATAAATCCAATTACATAATCCATCAAGGGATTATATCATAGATTAACTTGGCTTTGGATTATCTGACTTTATTTTTGCTATTGCATCTTTCCAAGTGGTAGTGTCATTAACTTTATCCCAATAAATCATATCTAATTGTTCTTTTAATTCAGGATAAGCTGCTTCTCTTGCATATTTATAACCATTTTCTTGTTGGTCAAATTTATCATTACCACGAGTATTAGCAATATTATCTAAGTCTTCATCTGTCATTGGTTTTTTAACACCATTAACAGATTTGTAAATAGTATCTCCTGCTTTAAGAGCAGCTAATTCCTCTGCAATAAGTTCTTCTAATGTTGCCATAATATCTCCTATGTTAGCACAATGTTTTATTCAAACAAAGCATCTCTAATTATCACCATCTACATTTTTGTGAGGAAGGTTACCCTCTATTTTATGGTGATAGTCTGTTCTTGGTAGTCCTAAAATAATAAATGTACCACCCATGCTATGGTCTATTGCATCTGATGCACCTTGAACTTGTATTCCAAAACCTTGAAAAGCAGCGTCTGTTGTATTTTGATAAGATGCACCAGTATGATACCTATTGTAATTGGTGGTTGTTAGTGGATTATAAAAAGACCACATAGCTATTGGATTATCGTTAGACCCACCACCAAAGAAATCTAAAATACCACATGAATAATTGTTAGCTATACTTGCTGTTCCTCTTATTGACCAAGCCAAACCATACTGTGTCATTCCTGGGTCTGCATTTACTGCATCTGCACTTGTTCCTGTTGAACTATTATCATCCATACGAGGACCGAATCCATAACCCGCAGTAGTATTACTTCTTATTTCCCCATACATTTCTCTTGCAGGTTTCAGATTAATTTGCAAATCACCTGTATCAGTATGTCCAATTTTATTAAAAATAACTCTTATATGCTTGTACAAATCTAAAGAATTTTGAAATTGTACATCATAACTTGTAATTCCACTTTCTGTAATTGTATGAGTTCCAAGTATATGCCACATATTTAACCTGCGCTTTCTGTAGATAAAACACTACATGATATATCACAATCAGAAAATGTTCCTGAACTAGCTGATAATCTAAAACCTCTAATACCATCTGTTGCATTGTATTCAAAACCACCATAACAATAACCTTGACCTGTGCTGCCTTCTAAATTTCCTGCTAACATAAGGGCTTTTGTTCTTAAAGATGTATTTGCAGGATTGAAAATAAGAATCTGTGCATTTGCTGACATGCTACTTGTTGTTTTTAAAACAGTAGCAGAAGTACCCATATTAACATTTATATTATCTCTATCGTTGGTTAGTTGAGTTACAATTATTGAAGAGTTATAATTTGATGCAGTCAAGACAGAACCTGAAGAATCTATAAATTGCCAAGTAATGTCAGCAGTACCACTCGTTACAAGATTGTTTATATCTATTTGATAAATATCTCTTCCAGTATCAAATATATTATCTAAATCAATAGCGGCAGAACCACTTTGGTTTACAACTGATTTTCTTAAAATAAATCCATCTTGTGGAAGTATTATTCTACTACTTGCTGTAATTTTTACACCCCCATAAAGCTGTTACAGTAACAAACTCTGAGTTTGTTCCCCCTATATCTGATGTATAAAATTTAAAATCTGTTGTTACATTTGTGCTTGAATGAGCGCCAAAATATTCAGTATAAGAGCCATTATTACTTGTATCTGCATAAAACGCTTTTCCTACAAATACTGTAGGTTTATCATTTTTATTTGCATTAAAAATGTAATTGTAACCTGCAAATTTTGGAACTGTTACATGAAATGTATTTACTGAAATTCTAATACCATCGGCACTAGCAAAACCACTATTATTTATAGTTGTACTATCTTGCGCTCCATAACTTCTTTGAGTAGCATAATTAGCAGAAAGAAATGAGCTTCCATTATCTTCACTAATTTGAACTCTTGGCTCTGCACTACTAACACCTTTGCTAGTTTGAAAGTGAGCTTTTGTTATATTCCAAAAAAATACATCATATCCAACAGGAAGTGTAAAATCGTATGATTGTGCTAAAGCACTTTCTCCATCATAATTGTTTACAAAGGAAATCATTTCCCAATGACTATTAGGGTGCAATCCTCTTTTTTGTCTTTCAATTAGTTCATTAACTTGGAAAGTACCACTTGTGGTTCTATCAGTTTGTACTGGATGTGTTCCAATATAGCTCATTAATATTTACTCCTACTATGTAATTTGAAGTACAGATATAAATGCTTCTAAATCTCCTGTAGCACTTGCTAATAATTGTATATCATCATCTGCTTCAAGGAATATTAAACTGTCTGCACATAAATCAATTCGTGAATTTGCAGGTACTTCAATTGTACTTGCAATAAGTGCTTCAGTTGAGTTGTCACTATCTAATACTTTTGCACTAATAGTTGCACTATTACTTCCATCAACATTAGTTATAAGTAATGATTTAACTACAGCTTCTGTTGAAGCAGGGCAAGTGTAAATTGCTGAGTAGCTATCTGTAACATCTTTATAAGCGTTTTTGAATGCTTCTGCCATTTTAATTAATCTCCATATATTTCTATACTTCCATCACTATAGCACGACCCGTTGTAGAAGTCACGCTTGTAGTAAACAAACTGTCAAAGAATAATCTTAAACCGACTGATATACCTGTTCCACCTGTTTCAGGAAGTAAATCTATATCTTCATCTATTTTTGTTCTTATACTATCTATGAGTAAACTTCCACCTTCTTTAAGAACCATTAGCATACTCATAATTATCCTAAGGTCATAGCCCTTCCAGAGCTAACACCACCACCACCTACTTGACTTGATTTTACTTTTTTTACAGCACTTGCATTTGCATCAAATAAAAGAAGTAAATCATTTTCTGCATCAACTGTAATTGATGTTCCATCAGTAGCACCATTTATATCTACTGATAAATCAACTGTTTGTCCTTCTGAGGCTGATGATGTCTTTGCTAAACCATTTCCTGCGGTTACATCTCCAACATAATTACCATTTGTATTTGTTCCTAGTGTTATTGGAAATGAAGGTACAGCATCTATTCTATCGTGTAAATCTTCAAACATTTCTTTGACAACTGCCATACGAACAACAGTGCCATCTGCATGTGTAGGGTCAGTAGAATGTCTGCTTTCTTTGTCTCTTGTTATTGCAGATAAAGTAGTTCCTGAAGCACCTGTAACTTCTACAACTTCTCTGTTAGAAGCACTATCAGGGTCTATTACTAAATAGTAAGGAGCTGAAATATTTGATGTTCCATTAGAAGTTGGAGCTGCTGTCAAAGTAGCAGATGTAGCTCCTGATGCTAATACACCATTTAAAGTTGTTTCAAAAAAGTTTGCAAATTTTACTTCTTGTGCAGTCATTTACGCTCCAAATTTCATAAATCCTAAGGCGTTTATACCAAACACTTCAGCAGATGTTACATCAGTAACAACATTCTGTCTAGTTCCACGCACTGTAAGTATAGCATATTGAACTACACTTCCTACTTCTGTATTAGATTGTACAGGATAGCTAATGCTTTCTACAACACCTCTAATTATTTCATTAGGGTCAAAGATTTCTAAGGTAACAGCATCACCTTCTTTATCTCTTAAAGCATTGTACAAAGCATCTCCTAATCCTTTTACTTTTACTGGTTTTCTATTTGGTCTATTTACTCTATCAGATATATTTATAGGTATTCTTGCTACAACTAATTCTGGACGAGCTAATGCACGAATTTGAACAGATTTTACTTTAGGTGTATTTGAAGTAGTAGATGTTTTTAAAGTTACTTTAGCCACTATAAATCGTGACACTTTTTCTATCTGAACTTCATTATCACCTGTTCCACCTTGTTGTGTAATAACTGTTTCAAAAGAACCATCTGCAGAATTATTTAAAGATTCAAACTTTGTTGACACAGCTACTTCTACACTTGTACCAGTATCTAATGATTCTGTTGATACTTCAGCACCTACAAACTGTTTATTTTCTGCTGTAAAAAAATCTGCTGCTGGCAACAATAAAAAACCTTCAGTTTCAAATTCAGTTGTTTGTTTAAATACACCACTACCTACAACTGTGAATAAAAAATTTTCATCTACTTTACACATATCTTCTATATCACCACCTGCTGATGCTTTGTAATATCTAGCTATACCACCAGTAGGAAGATAGTATCTCCACAAAAAACTTGTTGAACCAGATTCTTTTATACCTACATATACAGAATCTCTTGTTGCATATATTTTTTTTGGTGAATTATCAATGCCTGCAATATCCCATTCTTTTATAAGTTGATTGTTACCTAGTACATATAAATCATCTGCTACTCTTAAGTCAGCCCTGTAAAATCTTCCAATCTTTTTTGCACCTGTTTGGTCTTCTTTTGTTCCATAAAATATAATGCCGTTAGATTCTCCAATGCAAGTCGGTACCTCTCCTGTAATTTCTGTTTGACCTTTTGGAGTAAATGTACCAGAAACATCTTTTAAAGAATATATACGTTCATCTGTAGCCGTGGCTAAAACCACAGCACCTGCGTCAACAACATCTGTCCATGTTTGACCAGGTGGGAGTGTAATTACTGCAGAACTTACTGTAGTAGCTCCATCATAAGAATGTAAACCAGTTCCTGCTGATACTAAAAATTGTCCTTTTACTGACCATATTCCATCAAAAATATGTGCTGTTGATTTCTGTGTAGATGTTCCTCCACTACTTAAAGTTTCTATTTCTCCTGCTGAGCCATTATTAGCAACTATATAAAGTAAGTCACCATGAGCAGCTAAACCTTTTATGTGATAACCTGCAGTCAATCCTGTAGATACAACAGCAAATGATTCACCTGCATCTGTTGATTTATATAGGGTTGCGTCATCTGATACATATATATCTGTTCCTACAACTGCCATGTAATTGTCTCCATCAGAAGAAGAAAGAGACCTTTTATTTTCTGTAGTTTCCAATAAAGAAATATTGTATGATGAACCTAAATCTTTTTTAAAAACATCAACACCCTGACTATCCCAAAATCTTATAGTATCTTTTTCTGAACCATTTTTTCTATGTGCTACGTCAAGATTAGAACCACCACTAAAATCATTTCTAGAAAATACTCTACCTAAGTTTGATGTAAAGTCTTCTGCATTTTGTCTTACATTTACCTGTCCACCTTCAACATCTGATGATTGAATTGTCATTTGTCTATTTGGACCAATAGCTGTTCTTAATAAAATGTCATCAAGTTTTAAATCGTAACCATATCTTTTTGGGTTAGATATATTTAAAGTAGTAGCTACTCTTGGCATTAGTAAGTTACTTTATTAATTGATACCGCTTCTGGATATCTAGCTCTTAAGTCTTTTCTTGCTTGTTGTATTAATGCTCTTTGATATGCTAACAATGAATTTCTAATCCTTGTACCAGAATCAACAGGAAAGTTTGTAGTAGCTAATTGGTCACTAATATAGTCTGCTGTTGCTGTAGGTATATCTCTTCCTGCCATCATTTGTGCTGCAACTCCTGCCATGATAATTGGTTCATATTCATTCTCTAAACCAATCTCAACTAATGTATTATCTTCTGCTGTTGGTTCTACAAATTTCTTTTTATAAGTAACAAATACTTCATGACCAGTATCAATACCGTATATTTGAACAGCATTTACTTTGTTTGGTCCATTGTTTGAGTAAGTTATAGTTTGTGAAACACCATCAGCATCTCTGTAAGTAAAAGGATTTGGTAGGTCTACAAGTTCTACAGCTACACCTTGATATATAATTCCTGTTTCATCTGAGCCTGCAGCAAAATCTGTCATTTGAGATATAGCTGTTATTGGAGCTATTAAGTAATTATCATTAGTACCACTTAGTGGTGTGTAGCCTACTTTTGCAGTATGTGATTTAATTTCAACTGCAAATAACGTAGGATATAAATTTTTTATTTGGTCACATACAGCATCAAAAACATTTTTTCTAGGATATGGAGGAGATATTTTTATTATATCGCCTGCGGTATGTGCTGCTGCTGTTGTTCCTTTTACTCCTCTTTTAACAGTAATTGTATTTGTAACAGCATTTAAATCTGTACACATCATTAGCTCTTGATTTATTTCAATAATAGTACCTTTGTCCAAAGCATCTTCTTCTTCAATAGATAATAAATCACCATCAAAAACAATGGATTGTATTGAATTGTTTACACCTGTAGATAATGTAGTAAAACTTACTAAATCGTCCATAGGTTCAAGATACTCTCTAAATGTTCTATCTACGAGATTACCAATATTAGCCATTGGTTCTCCTAACTATGTCTAAAGTGTAAGATTAATTTTCTATCTGCAGCTTCATTGCCATCAGATGTAACTCTTAAATAGCCATTACTTGCAAAAGCCCAACCTGAAGGGTCAACTCTTACAACATCTCCTGCTGAAACTGTGTATGATGTTTCTGTTCCATCTGTTTCTTTTACATCAATCCATGTTGAATTATCTAATGCAAAGTCAAATGTAATATTTGAACCTGTCATTGCTGCAGGAAACTGTATACCACAAAGTAACATTCCTTCAGTTTGCACTCCAAGAGAGTTATTATTATCTGCTGATATATCTATTAAGGCTTGTTTTGATTTAATCATATCTTCCTCACTATAGCAGAAGAAAAGGGTGGAGGTGGAGTTCCACCCTAATCTTCAATGCTTTTTTATTAACTAACTGCTTGAATTTTGCAGTGATATGAAGGAGGTCCAAACTCGAATCCCATCTCCATATAAATTGCTTTTCCAATTCTAGCGTTTGCATCTTGGTCAATGTCACGTACAAACACAGTTCCATATCCAGGGATATTGGTAAATACTGGTTGTATGTAAGCTAAGTCTAAGATGAAAGCAGTGTTGTCTGGCATGATATCTGGGTCGATTACCATTAAGCCAATTTGACCGAATGGTGTAACGACTGTATCAATGTCGACTCCTGCAACATTTCTATCTCTAGGAATGATTGCTCCTGCTATATCAACTGTTCCTTTAACAAGTTCATTGTTAAGGTCTAGTAATTGTTTTGGACTAACAGCAAGCACAGGGTTTGTCATTGGTGCATGGTTATCATACATTCTCTTTAACGCACCTGAAATGGTTGCGAAAGAAAGAACTTGTGATGAACCAGAACCATCTCCTGCTGTGTCGTTGTAGAAGCAGTTACCACCTAATGGGTTTACTGCTGCTGAGTTGCTAGCGTTCTTTCCGATTGTAATCCAAACGTCAAGACCGTACATTTCTCTAGTTCCTGACCCAGGTGTTGTGTTTGCACCATCTGAGAAAGAACCATTGAATGCGAACCACTCAACTTCTCTTGCTACTTTTTCCATTGCTTTTTCCATTTGGAAAGCAAATTCATCTGCTACAGGGCTACCACCAAAGAATGCCAATTTATCTGCTGCTGTTACAGTGCCGTCTCCATCAGAGGAGTTTGCAATGTTATCAGACAAATCAAAAGGATTCTGATTAGCGGTAGATGCCAAAGCTGTGTATGTCATTTGTACACCCTTGTGGAAAATCTGAGTTACATAAGTGTATGCAGTTCTGTCTCTTCCAAGATATTCTGTGGGTGATGAACCTTCTTGACCCTTTGTTGGTTCTGTACTAATGGAAGCATTGTCTTCTACTTGGACTTGCCAAAATGTAGATTGAATGTTCTTTCCACCGTTCAAACCACCAACTGCGGACAGTAAAGGTGTTCTTTGACCACCAACTTTGAACAATTCACCTGCGAAGTTATTAATGTTTTGTGCATAAATACTGTTATTTGTTAACGATATTGCTGACATTTTTATCTTCTCCTATAAATTGTTTACTTGTCTTGTTCTTTTAGAGTGTCAATCATACGCAATTTTGCGTTGATAACATCTCTGGTTGAGTTATTGGAATCTGTTACGAACTTTTGAAATTCTTGACGAACATCAGTGGGTTCGTTATTCACACCAATCTTATTAAGTTGCTCTACTCGAGATTGAGCTTCCACTACATTTGAGTTGATATCAGGTTGTTGGCTAGGTTGTTCAGAACTACTAACTTCTCCAAACTCTTGAGCAACAAATTCCTTAATTGCTTCTACTGTCAAATCACCATCATAGAGTTTTGTAACAGCTTTACCTATTCCTTTATCTGGTTCAAGTCCTAAAGAACTCAAAGCAGAAGTCATAGCATTAGCTTTGAACTGTTTGTTCTCAGCCTTAAGCTTTTTATACTCTTCTCTAAGTTGTTTGATTCCATCAGTAGATTCATCTACAACTTCTTCTGTAGTATCTTGTTGTGTATTTTCTTCCATTATTATCTCCATTTTCTCTAGCATATAAAAATCCCATAACAATAATCGCTAGGTAATTAAAGGGATTGTACACAAGGGTTTACGAATGACAGACAACACACCTTGGTGGTGTTATCGAATTACGACCCTATATTTAGCGTGCCGACCTCGTCAGGCACTACATATAGTATACTATGCTTCTTCTAATCCTGCAACAGCTCCAGACTGAGTTCTTGCAGCACCAAGAACTGCTGAACTACCTGATGCTTGTTGGGCTATCAATAAATTCTGTTCTCTAATAGATTCAGGGTCTTGAAAGACTTGACTTTGAATTACATCTTCTACGTTAAAACTTACATCACGATTTTGTATTCTACTTAATCTATTTAGTGTACCAATAGTATCTGCACCTCTAGCAAATAATCTTGATGCTCCTTGTTGTGTAATACCTGCTTGTAATAATCTCTGGGCTTGTGTTGTATTCAAATCTAAGTTTCTAAGTGCAGCTTCAGCTCCTATTTCTGCTTGGTCTATCTGATTAGATAGTATAGCTATTGACATATCAGGGTCTAGTGCTGCAGCAAATACAGCGTTATCACTTAAGTTAATATCAAAGTTTGCTGTATAGTATGACTTAATTTCTTCAGCTAAAGGATTGTCTACAAATGCAGCTCTTGCTTGTTCTACTCTTGTTTTAAATTCTGGCACTGATACGTCTCCTGCAATTAATGATGCAACCTTTCCAAGTCC